AATATAGTCCATACGAACAATTTGATTTTGTCTAAATACATATCCTATTTCACCTGAAGTTATAGCTACAATTTTACCACCGCTTCCTACTAAATCTTGAAAGTCTGCTTGTTTTTTTCCAAGTTCCCAAGTAGCAATATCATCGTTGCCAGTCCATTGTACTCTATTAACATTATTTGGTTGATTACCAGTAACTAAAAAATTTCTTATAATACCTGATACTCTAAATGTAGGTACAGTACCAGAAGTTGCAATTCCAGATAAATTATTAAAAGCAGTTGAAGTACCTAATAAAAAATATTGAGGTGCATCAACACCATTACTTGCAATAATATAATTACCAAATTGAGTAAATGTAAAAAAGTCTGTATTACCTCCAGTTAATGGAGTACCACCAGTAAAGTTTGTAGTGGTTAATCTTACTGTATCAGTAGATACTGTTGTTAAATTATTTCTACCTACAGCAGCTCTTGTTACTGTAACGACTGCACCAACGACAGTTGCAGAAAAATCTACATGAGCATCAATAGTATTTTTTAAATTTGTAGCTGTAGTATTATTATTTGTTTGAACTTGAAATTCTAATGCACCAGGAGAACTAAGAGTAGAAGTAAATACTACTGACGTTCCATTATTTTTAGTTAAAGTAATTGTTTCACTAGCTGCAATATTTGCATAATCAGAAACTGTAATTGTGCAGGTTGCAAATGAATTATTTAATAATAAACCTTTTGCTCCTACTTCAGTAAAAGAACCACCAGTTAATTGATAAATAGTATCTTTTGTAGTTGCAAAATTATAAACATTATTAGATCCATCTCTAAATGAACCTGCACCTTTTGAATCTGCAGCAATATTATTTGAACTATAACTAACTAAACTTTTAAAAGGTTTATAACTTTGTAAAGCATAATAAACATTATTAGCTACATTAGCTCCTTTGTTTAAATGTTTAGGTTGGTCAGGTAACCATTCTCCAAATGCTAATTGCATAGTTACTTTCTTCTATAAAATGAAAGATCAGTACCTACATCGGTATTTTGTACAACAGGAGATCCACCAAATGAATCTTGTTGATCATTACTTTCTAATCTTTCTAATGCAGTTTGATACATAGCTATCCAGTTTTGAACTTGAGCTTGATCTATACCGCCAATAAAGTTAGCAGCATGAAATAAACTGCCATATAAATAAACAGATGGATGTGATGCTAAAATATAATTACTAGCATTACCAGATGATAAAGGTGTAAATGCTTTATAGTATTGTAAGTACCCTGTGTAAGTTGTGTCTGGACTTGGAGCAAATCTAAATTGTTCTACTCCATTGTCTGATTCAATTGTATAAACTCTTGGTAAGCCAGTAGTTGAAGCACCTTTAATTGCAAATAAATTTGCAGGTGTAATGTAATTTAAATGATATTTTGTGCCACCAGATAAAATGTAAAATGATCTTACCGCTATAAATCCTGTTGGAACTGTAACTGTTTCACTATTAATAGTAATAGTATCAATCTGTTCCATTTGTCTAATTCTTAATTTAGCATTAAGATCAGCTTCAACTAATTTTATAAAGTCATCAGATATTTCAGATGTAAGGTCAGATCTATTAAGCCAGTTAGCTATTGTTGATTTTAATTCTGTATAGGTACTAATTGCCATTATATTTTTCCTTCTGCAGTTCTAAAATATCTATACTCATTAGAGTTTAATTTTTTCTTTAAAATCTTTTTACGTTCTACATCTGGTATTCCAAACCAATTATTAGTTCCATTATATTCTTTGGCCCAAATCGTTAAACAAATATTTGGAATACTTGCTACTCTTTTTAAATCTCTAGATTTAGAATATCCATCATTTAAAGTAATAAGTTGTTTGTTCTTTTTAAGAACAGGTTCAACATCTTGAGTGTGTTTAATAGTAAGTTTTCCATCAGATTCTTTAATATAATCTGAACGGACTACTCCATCAAACTCAACGTCTCTTAACTTAGACATTACTCAGTTAATGATGTAACGTATAAATTTCCAGAAGCACAAATTCCAGCTACTTTTTCACCTTCAGAAATTTTAATAGTTTCTATTTCATTAGCAGGTAAATAAACTGTGCTAGTTGTTGCTGTTGGGTTAACACCAATATTGTAATGACAGTTAGCATCAGCTACTAATCTTACATATTGTATGTTTGCACCTATAGCAGAACTTTGAGCAGATGTACCACTCATAGCCACTTTAGATGTTGTTACTGGTCTAAGACCATAATTCATAATTGCCATATATTTCCTTTTAAATTAAAAAAGGGGGTATTGCTACCCCCTAATGTAAAATTATCTTCTTATGATAACAGTTATATCAATTGGTTGAGTCGTAGAAGATCCACCATCAGATGTAATTGTTATGTAATCACCTTCTTTAACACTGTTAGCTGCAGTTGGTTCAGCAGTATCAATGTCTCCAGCAGCTGATCCTGAAAAAGCAACTGTAAATCCACCACCTGTTACAGTAGTTCCATTTACAGCACTTGTTACAGCTGAATTAGCTGATGTGATTGCTCCACCTAATACAGAAATAATTTTAATAATTTTTCCATCATCAGGTACAGCGATATTAACTGAACTAGCAGCAGATACATCTGCTAATCTAGCAGTTAAAAAGTAGTCGTTTAATGTTCTCATTTTGTTTTCCTATGTTTGCTTCGTTCCGTCTTTAGACTTCAAAGACCAAACAAAAGTTAAAGAAGGGGAGATTGCTCTCCCCCTCAAGTTATATACTATGACGTTGTTAAGTCTGCAACAAGTCCACTAGCACCTTCGTTTCTAGAAACTAAAGTCAGCTCAACTAAAAGCTGTCTTTTCTCGCTATCACCTGTTTTTGATAATTCAAACATAGTGAAGTCTCTTAAGAAACCTACTGACCAGTAGTCCATATCCAGAACCCACGCATCTCTATCTCTAGAGAATCTGTTAGGTACAACTTCTAGATCACCGAAGTCAGATGAATAAACATCAATACTTGCATATAATGTTTTATCTTCTGAAGCATCAAATCTAGTAGATCCACCTGTGAATCCAGATACTTTTTGTTTGTTGAAAGGACCAACCATTAGTACTGAAGGATTTCCACCTGCGTTCCATACAGATTTGATAACTGTTTTCAGTTGATCTTCTGTGAAAGCTCTTTGTGTTCCATCAGTTCTAGCATCAGTACCATCACCAGTTGGTGATGCACCGCCAGATCCTAATGAGTCATTCGAAAACACCCATGCTCCAAGAGATGCAAATTTTCTTGCAGTTGAAGCATCACCAGTTACTTTAGCTTGGTTAGCAAGTAAAGTAGCTTCGATGTCTCGTTTTAGTTCTTTTGATTTTTTAGCAATTTGATAAGCTAATTCACTTGCTCTACCAGCTTTATCAACTGCTTCTTGAGTGCCTGTAATAACTACAGTTTTGTCCATGATTTGCGTTTTGTTTGCAAGTCTAGATGTAGCTGTAGAAGCATCAAGAGTAGCTTCATCGCCCTCGATTACAGCATTAGATGTTGATGCTGCAGCAAGTGCGTCTGTTTGCCATTCGTGTGTTGTTGATTTAACTTGTTCTCTAGCAGCTGCACTCATAAAAGGAGTGTCAGTTGGAGAAATAGAATAAATCACATCTTGTAAGTCCTCTCTAATACCTACTGCATCGTAAGTATCGAAAGTATTTGATGGTTGTGCCATTTATTTTTCCTTATTTTTTTTGTGTTATCATTTGAAGTATGGCAGACTGTGCATCTTCCATGCGACCAGTCTTTCTTACTTTCCCAATTTTTTGTTTTATGATATCACGAACTGAACTATCTGTTTTAGCAATACCAGCTTTAATAACTTTTGGAGCAGTAACTACCTTTTTTGGAGAAAGGTCTTTAGGTGCTTTAGAGTTTTTAAATTGCATGGCATCTTTAAGAACCAATAAGAATCTATGATCTGTTAATGAAGATATTTCATTATCTTTAAATCCATAATCAGCTAAAACTTTTTTAGCATTATGTTTAAACTCAGTAGATTTTACTGGATCTGCAAACTCAGGTATGCGTTCTTCTGCAAGTTTTATTTCTTTTTTAAGATAGTTAGTAAATTCACTTTGAAAAGCTTCATCAGCTTTTTTACGTAAATCATTAATGCGAGTTTGTTGTTGTCTAATTTTAAACTCTAACTTAGCCGCATGACTAGGATCTTCTTCGTATAATCGATTAAGATCGGTAGCACCTAACTGTTCTTTAAAGAGTAAATCTGCAGATTGAATTGCATTATTAAGTTCTTTAATTCGAGAATCATAAGTCTGACGTAAACTCTCTTTTTCACTTTCAAGATTTTTCTTATCAAGTGATAATTGATGAGTTTTTTGTCTGTAATCTGAATCTCTAGAATAACCAGACTTAAGTTCATCGAGAGTAACCTCAAGCTCTTGACCTTGTACTTTTACTCGGTGGAGATTTGGTTTCTCAACTTCTTCTTGTTGTGTTGGTTGTTCTGTATTTTCTTCTGTTATATTTTCAGTAGCTACGGCTTCTTCAACAATTTCGTCAGACTGTGATTGATTGTCATTTGAAACATCCTGAGTTTTAACTTCAGGCTCTACTGATGGTTCTGCTTTGACTACTGGTGCTGATTGTCCTTGTTTAGGATTCAGTAAACCAAGTATTTTCTCAGCAGCACCTTGTACAGATTTATCATCTGCCATATATGCTCCTTTAGGGTTATCGTTTCGTAATTATTACGATTGACGTTTTAGGTTATCTAGCTCATGGGCAGCTAGTTTGCCAGTCTCCATTACACTAACAAGATGTCCTTTAATTTTGTCTAGCATATTAAATGCCATCCAAAGAACTTGTCTTTGTTCGTGGTCGGAATATGAAGTTTTAAATATTTCTAATCTATAAGATTCAGATAAATATTCAAAAGCTTCCTTCAGCAAGGGTTCTTCTAATAAAATAGAAGCTTGTTTACCCCTGAGAATCTGTTGATCCAGGTTCGATTGTGGAATTTTGTTGTCCATTATTAAAAAACTCTTTTTGTCCTTCCATTATTTTTTTAAATATATCACCTGTTGTAGCAAGTTTCTGAGATTCTATCATAGATCTGTTCTTTAAATCAATCTCATTTATCTTAGTATTATATTTAAGCTCTAATTCTTTGATTTGAAGTTCATAGTCAAGTAATTTAGCTCTCATTTCAGCTTCAATACGTTTTAACTCAACATTAGTTTTAATAACTTCTCTTTCGTTTTGACCTTGTACTTGAGCTAATGAAACTTTTTCAAATTCAGTTGGAGGTTTAGGAGGTAACTGTGGCATTTGAGCTTGTCCCACATCTGGATCCATAAAGTAAGGATCTACATTACCAAGTCCTGCGTTCTCTATAAGTTTCTTTAATGTATTATAAATGTTCCTTAAATTAACCATTGGGCCATAAACATTCTGTTGAAGGTTTATAGCTTGTAATTGTCTTTCAAGGATTGAAGTTAATAAAATTAATTGTTGTTCTTTAGATCCTGTGCCTAGTCCTACAGATACAGTAACATTAACTTTGTCTCGCCATTCAAATGGTCTCATAGGAATAAACTTCCCACGAATTTTTAATATTTTTTCTTTTTGTTGATACTTACAAACTAGCTCAAACATTTTATATCCTAAATCTTTAATACCTGTTTCAGCAAATATTCTAGCAATTAACTCCATTCTCATTTGAGATTGTGTTAAGATCTGGTTAATACCAGTTGCTGTTTTGTTTAAAGTATTTGGATCTAATCCTTGTGATTGTCTTGTAATACCAGTTCTAGATTCTTTAACTGAATCTAAATAACCTAATAGTCCTGCAGCTTGATCACCAATCGGTTGGGTGTTCATAGCCATCATAACATTAGCTGGTGGTTGTTTTGTTCTAACAATACCGCCTGGTCTATTAGTTAATAGATCGTCTA